CCTCTATAATGCTCGCTATTAATCGTTGGTTGCAAATAATGTGGAGGATTTTTAAATAATTTAAGCAAAATGTGTCGTTCAGTTGCACGACGCTTTTTTATTAATGATAATCTACCCTGATAATGTAAATATCCAGTATCACCTTTCTCTAATTGAAATACATAATGTTTCGCTATGTCTTTTAAATTAGTTATAATATCATCTTTTGTTAAGCCTTCGGCATTATATCGAAAATCCCAAGTTGCAAGTGCGTTTTTGTTATTTTCTTCCATTTGCTATATTAATAGATTAGAAATCTATAAATAAAACGCAATATCGTTATTTTAAGGCGCTACGCTGGAACAACCCGTTAAAATAACTTCTCTATATATATATATTTAATCAATTGGCGCAATTGGCACAAATTTCCTAAATATCCTAAATATATGGTTATTAATTATTAACTAATAATCATACATTAATATCTTTAATAAGTATCGAGGTCTTTGGTAAATTTACATCCGTATCCTACTACCTCTATTACTATTCTTATGTTTTTTTTAGTTCTAAAACTCCTAAATATCCTTGTATCTTAATACAGCGTCCATAGTGATCTTACAACGTGATGAAGTAGCAGCCAACGTTGCACCATCTCCATTAATTACGAAAAATGCCACACCACACCAGTCATTAGATGGGATTGTTGAAGCATCTTGATATTTTAATTCTTTATGAATATCTAATGTTTCGTGGAATCGTATAAACATAGGAGCGTTGCTTGTTTGAGTGTTAATCAATTGATTACCCCCTCCAGCCGCTGGGTATTCTCCTGCAATTGGTCGCAGTTTAAATGTTTTAATTTTCCTAAATATGAATGTATCTTTATTATATGGATAACAGGAATTTATTAATGTTCCATCTACATCACCAGTTATATTATTAGGTAATTGTTTTAATCCAGATGGATTGTTTTGAATGTTTTTCTTTTCTTTATATGCTACCATATGCACTTCATAAGGCAATAGGTTATCATTACCTGGACTACTATATGGAAGAGATTGTATTACTCCTCTTACTCTTAGTCTTGCTTCTGTAATTTTATTTCCGTTTCTTTGTTCTTGCTCTGTTCCTTGTGCTACTGCTAATGTGTCTAACAGATTTGACTGATATAATCCTAAACCTCCTGTTGTTAAACCTGTTCCTGGAACGGAGGATTGGTTAAATATATTAACTACTTTTTCTTTGGTTTCTGCTTCACCATTAATAATTTTCTTAACGCGGGTCGCAAAATCCATTTTCGGCTTCGTCTTCGCTTTCACTTTCTTCGCCATTATAATCTATGTCTATATTATATTTTTTTAATTCAAACGCACTACTAATTCGCCAAATACACCATCTATCCTTACTCATAAGTTTTAGATTAGGTATTGTATTGGTAAATATAAAGATGCGGGGTCTATCAAATCGTATCTTATGAGCCTTATAACGCTTATCATAAGCAACTCCATTTTTTATAACTTCTATACCAGAAAAAAAATCGCCAAGTTTGTCTTTTTTTAATCCTCTCGGCATATCAACTATGTAGGTAGACTTAATTGGTCTTGACGCTACCCACGCAAAGATATCGTCCATCATCCTATAAGGTGGGACTTCTTCTGCTAATCCTAAGTATTCTAAATGCTCTACAAATATAGATTTACCAATATAACCCTCAGGGTCATAAACTAAATCAATCTTACGCATATCAAATACCATCGCCATCTGTAATAATGACGCCTGATATGGTCTATAATCCATAGCAGCAAACTCTTTTAATTGCCTTGTCATTACTTTAACTACGTCTGTGTCTTTCCAAGGTCCTTCAACTCGTGTATCCTCCTTTACTACATAAAATGCATCACCTCTATAATGCTCGCTATTAATCGTTGGTTGCAAATAATGTGGAGGATTTTTAAATAATTTAAGCAAAATGTGTCGTTCAGTTGCACGACGCTTTTTTATTAATGATAATCTACCCTGATAA